GTTAGGTAGTACAGCAGCAATGTTTAAAGTGCCGCTAGTGCCCCCATTGAAGGCTGGAAAGGCTGTGTCAGCAATGTCTGTTGACCAGTAGATAGTAGACCCATCGTGTGCCCAGAAACGACCGTAGGCAGCTAACACATCACGAGGGTAACTTGCCCCGTAAGCCTGAGCTACGCCTGTGTAATCGACTAGCTTCTGTACATTAGGGGTGTCGCTTTCAGTGTAAACCAGAGTTTCATGTGCCTCTTGAACTATGAGAGCATGGTCATTGAGAGTAGCTACCTTCCAGTTGTTAGCCGTAATCGTGTAGCCAACAGGGGTCACATCGGTTAACACGGCATCAACACCGCCTGTGAATAACTTCTGATTCCCTGCACTGAGGGTAACAACAGTGTCATCAGCGTTAGTGTGTTCAGCCAACATTTCGATATTAAGGTTGCTCAACTCATCCACACCAGTAGTAGTTTGTTGCGTCCATCCTTTACGAGCACCTAACCGACCAAACTTATCAATGATACAGTTGTCAGCAGTCAGGGCAAAGTTGCTGGAGAGAGTAACACTACTGTCCTGTGTGTTAAGCCCGTAGAAGCCGGGTGAGACAACAGAGACTGTTTGTAGTTGTTTCATACGCTATACCAAATAGTGTCCTCTGGGTGACGAGCAGCATCGAAAGCAATCTCATCTGCCAATGCCGACTGAGCAGCAGCGTAGGCGTTAATACTTTGTTGACCACCATCCTCACCACGTTCCTCAATCGCCATCGCAGTGGCTAACAGAATGATGGGACGAGTAGGCAACACAGTGGAATCAATGTCAGCCGCTAGTGGTAGGTTACGAAGGGTCATGTTAAACCGCAAGTCATAAACACCATCAGGGATAGGGTAGATGTCCACTTGAGAATCACCGTCAGTACTCACACCGTTAAAGTTGTAATATACTGGGATACCCTTTTGTGGGTCAGCCATCAGAAACTCTTGTGTAAACCAGTGAGAGGTTTGATAACCCATCTCAATGTTGCTTGTGTCGTTCCAAACATCTAACACTTTAGCACTGTTACGAGTATTTTGCAACTCATAGTTAAATACATCGGCTGTGGTGGTTAGGGTTAAGGTAGAACGTAAAGCACTCCAATCCCACGCTGCCTCTACTTGGCTCTTTGCTTCGTTAACAAAGTCCCCAATCAAACGAGCGTAACTATTGGAGTTACCAGACCCCTGAACCGTAGCTACTTCACTCTCTCGAAGCCTACGCATTACAGCATTGACAATTTCTAAGTATGTCATTTATTTATTCCTTTGTTGCTATTATACCACAGATTACCAGTTTTGTCAAGCCTATTCGCCATCAAATGCAACAGTTTGTGGTTCTTTTCTTAGATCAAACGTACAAATGGCACTCATAGCACTACCAGCTTCAGGGGTTAACACCATAGAATCTCCAGACTGCATGACAACCGTAGAACCATCAAACTTTAGAAACTCTGTGGCTGCTAACAGGAAACCATCAACAATTCTAATCTGGTGGGCTGCGTCATGCGCGTGTTGCCAATATGCGCTAATCAGTTTGTTATTACCTGTGTGGTTAGAGATGAATAACAAAGAGACTTCAGCTTTGTAGCCAGCGGGCACAGTGAATAACGTATTAGCTACACCCGCTGTGAGTTGTTTACCTACTGAGTGTTTCATTTAATCCCCGTAGTAATCAGCATCAGAGCCATAACCATAAGATTCACGGGCAGCACTTAGACCAGCTGCTTCCGCTGGTGTAATACTACCAGAATCAGTAGTAGTTCCATAAGAGGATGTGTAAAAAGACCCATCAGGACTCCAACCGCTATTAGCCAATGCCGCTGCATTTTCAGCTTCAAACTTCTTCTGTTGGTTAATAACAGATTCTCTATTGACAGCTTTAATAGCATCAGCAATATACTGAGGTGACCGTTGACGTTGCTGTTCTTGCCAATTTCTAGCAGCTTGGGGAATACCAAACAAAGTTCCTAAATTAAAATCAGGCATACCATTTTGCATTATATTCATTCCAGCCATCGGAGACATCAAACCGAAAAGATTGCTGAGTTGTAGCCCACGCTGGTCTTTAAAAGCCTGTCCCTCTGGTGTGCTTTCCATCCAGTCAAAGAAAGCCTTTTGATCTTCTGTTAATTCTGTTGGAGTTCCACTGTCACCACCACTACCCATCATACCCATAC